CACAGTCATCATATATTTTATAATAATAACCTTTTGACAAAGCGAACTTTTTAACAGGTATATCCAATGCTGAAATGGATTCATATCCGTTAAAGTGTGCTGCCGTTTTTCTATCTAAAAAAACGTTAATAATTTTCGTCTGTTCCTTGTTTATTTGAGCTATATAACCTAAATTTTGGGCTTTGGTTTGTTTCGTTGGAGTAATATTGTGAACAATATTGGGGTCTAACTCTCTATCTACTAGAAGCCATCTATACCCGCAATAAATTGTGTTTTCTACGACGGCTTTATTAATACTAGGTCTTTTAAGGTTTGTATTTTCTTTCATCGCTTCTGAAACAGTTTCATATACTTTAATTAACATCAGGGTTTCTGGATTTATTTGTTGTAGTCTGGGTCCAACGGTTAGTAGTGGTTCGCTAAAACCGGTTACCAATTTGGTTTCATGTGTATTAAGTTTGTTGAAATTTTCAAGAGAATCAACTTTATTAGATAAATGAACAATCTTATGTGATAAATCTTTAACTGTTTTAATTAATTCTTGTATTAATCCATTATCATTGTTAGTTGATTTCATTTCCAACATTAATTTTAATTGTTCATTTTCAAGCTCTAATTTGCTGTTGTCGTTGTTATTGAAATACTTGATATTGTTGTTTATAATGTTTAATAATGTTTGATAAGAGAGATTTTTGCCAATTAAAAACAGTTCTAACTCGGATTCATGTCCTGGAAGATTTTTTACTTTATTTGGTCTTATTAAGTCGTGTTCTTTTATAAATGTTTCAAAATCTTTACTTTTATTAACGGGAAAACAATCTAATAACACACACTCTTCGTATTTACTTTTGTGTTCCTTATACCTATCGGCAACACCTCTACGACTTTCTCCTACTTTTATGACATATTGTTTATTATCATATGTTTTTACTTTAATAACATAAAAAATGGAACCAATTGTTCCGTATGTGTTTAACAATATTTTCTCTCTTTCAATCACTTTTTGACTCGCTAATTTGGTTTCATATTCTTTTGCTTTTTGGTCTTCTAACAATTGCGTTGTTGTTTTTTGTTGTTCCAATTGTAATTTAAGTTCTTCGCTTTCTTCAAATAGAATTTCTTGTAAAACATTTTCCAATTTAATAAAATAATCATGAATTTCATCTGCCTTTTTTGTTCCTGCTTTTAAACAAAACTTTTTAAAGGTGTTAATATTTAACATAAATATTTCTTTATTCTGACCACCCTTAGTGACAGTTGTTTGCTTCTGTTGCAACAGAAGCGATTTGGTAAAATCAACATTTAATTTAAATTGTTTTTCTAATAATATTTTTGCGTTTGCTTTGTTGCTAAAACCTAACCATTTCCATATATTATCTAAATCAATTACAAAATCATTATTATAATCACAATTCAAATAGCAATAAAAACTAGCTATAAACATTTGTTGTTCATACTCTGTGAAGTGATTTTTCACTTTTTCAATCAATTTTGACTGGTAATTACCACTTAATTTGGTAATTGGATTACTTTCGATTAGGTTTACTATGTCGACGCTCATTATATACTTATTAATGTAGTGTCTTTATATTCGTTTAACGCTTTAATAATTAAAAAGGGATAATTAATTATTAAAATATATATAAAATTGTGAGACGATAACCAGTAACAAACCAATTAATTGGAGTATGCGAGCCCACCCATACCACTCATGATACGCAAAACGTTGTAGTTTGTGGCATAAACGCGGACCTTAGCAGTTTTTGTTCCTTCAACTGTTGCGTTTGAGAGCACAAGTTGCAGTGTCGCGTTATCAATTCTCGAAAAATTACACGTGCCTGAGGGTTGGTGCTCTTCAGGGCGTAAGGCAAAAGAGTACACGTTAATACCTTCATCGGGGTTACGTGTGTGCGACTGGTAGGGCTGAACCCAGGAGAAGTAGGAACCTTCACGCTCAGAGAAGCGGTCCTGTCCGTTTAATTGGAGTTTGGCAGTGACAACAGGGTTCAAGCCCCAGCAGTGCATGTCAATAGAGGTCTCAGCGAGGACAAATGTTCCGGCATCAGAAACACCAGAGTTATCCAATGCGGAACCGCCTTGGCTTTCAAGCGAACGAAGAACAGCCTCAGTTAAACCTGTGCCGTTAACTTGGACTTCAGGTCCACCGAGATTGGCTTCGTTGTAGGGGTTGGAGGGTCCGTGCCAGTATCCAGTGAATCCATCACCAGGAATATAGTCAAGAGCGCCGGCGTCATTGAAAAGACCACGAGCATCAATGTAAGCGCGAGAGTCAGCAGCGATAGACTGAGGACCGCCGAACGCATGAATAGCGTTAGGAAGAGCATCAATGGCATCAGTGTAGTTGAAGGGCTGAGCACCAAGAACCTTGAACAAAAGAGCATCGCATGTCAAGGAGGAACAGTAATCAACGTTCTGGTCAGACTGTACGACCCAAATGAGTTCCTTAACCGGGTGGTTGAAGTTCAACTTAATCTTGTTACTGGACGAACCGACGGATTCATCACCTGTGAATTGGAGCTGTGTAATCAAGTACTCGTGGGGGTTCTGAGCCATGCGTCGGCGTTCATCCGTATCAAGGAAAACATAGTCGACGTAAAGTGAAGCAGCAACTAAGGACTGATTGTAAGCAATTGTTGCGGGAACGGGGCGACCAACTGAGTATTGACCGGCATTTCCAGAGTAAGGATTTGTGTTGCAGTTCAATGTCGTAACAGCCCACAAACATTCATCAATGGGGCGAATATCAAGGTTAATCTTGACCTCGTGGTATTGAAGAGCAATCAAGGGAAGAGCAAGACCGGGGTTTGTGCAGAACCAAAATTGAAGAGGAACATAGAGTGTTGTTTCGGGGAGCGCGTTACGGGGAGCGCAAACCTGGCGAGGAGCCAAAGAATCACAAGGACTTTCGACATCGGAGAAAGAGGGGTCAGTGATGAATGTAAGCTGTGTTGTGTTACCGATCATCTTGAAGTAACCTCTGAGTTGTTCAGATGTCATTGTGAGCTGGTTCCAGATGTGCATCCAGTCACCATATTGTCGGTCGATGCGCTGACCACCAATTTCGACTTCAACCTGAGCAATCAACTGCTCACCGGGGAAATCTAACCAACGGGCATAAACACCCGTATTTTGTCCTGTAACGTAGTTACCGAGACCCATAAGCTGGTTAATCTCAGGGAGAGTCACCTGGAGATATGTGCGGTAGGCGAGGTCTCCGTTTCTGCTGATTGTGCATTGGACACGGCGTCCAAAATCAGCCTGCCCATTGAATGTCTGTTCAATAGACTCAATTGCAAAGTTTGTGTATCGGCGATAGGTAACTTTCCAGAATGTAATTTGAGGATTTCCAGTAAGGTATACGTCTTGTGCTCCGTAGGCTACTAATTGCATTAATCCACCACCCATTTTATATTATTGCTAAAGAAAAAAATATAAAATTTTTAAATTTAATTAAATTAAAATTAAAATTAAATTAATGTCGTTTAAATAAATAAAAAATATAAACCACTGATGTTTAAAACATACTTACTACTATAATCAAGCTAATATATTCTTTATATCTAATTTGCTGTTTAAAAAATTGAGCAAATATGAATCTTGCAAAACTTCTTTTTTGTTTTGATGTTTTTTTGTAAAAATATATGAATCATCTTTATGTTTAATACTCCAGCCGTCTTCTAATGCGTTATATAACAAAATCATTTTTTGTAATTTTAATGAATCAATTTTTAAATTTGAATTTTCGAGGTGTCTAAATGTTTCTAAATTTATTCGGATGTCCATTAAAATAAATAATAGAAAAACAAAATTTTGATTAAACTTGTATTATTAAATTGAATCAAAATTTATACATTTAATAGTATTATTAGTTAAACAATTTATTATTAGGTAATATACAAAAGACGAAAATGTATGGGTTTAAGCCTAAAAAAAATAAAAAAATTAAAATTAATAAACATAAAAATATCACGCTAGATGGCAAACATCAAGAATTTATGCGTGAATTTTCTACTAATGAAGCTATTAATCTTCCATCACTTAAATTTGAAAAAAAAACATTACTAAACAAGTTAAATGAAGATACTAATCTTACTGTTGAAGAACAACTTGATATTAAAGACCGCATAAATGTAATCAACAATAATATATCGAATATTCGCGCAAAAAAAAAGGACTATTTTTTAGAAAATTCTAAGTACATTTTTAATTATTTTGAGGAAAAACAAAATATATCTTGTAGTTCCGTAAACAATAATGCAAAAAATGACATTGTTAATAGTTTTTTCAATATTAAAGAGCCTAAAATTGATGATAAATTAAATAACAATTATGACAATAATATTCAAAAATACTTGAATAACGTTGACGATAACTTTTTTGATATTAGTTCTTACGTTTATCAAACTGACATTTGTAATTATTGTAACAACGGTGAGATGACGCCGCTCGAAGACGAAGGGGTTCTTATTTGTAATTCATGTTCGCGAAGTATTCCTTATTTAATCGAAAATGAGAAACCATCTTATAAAGAACCACCGAAGGAAATATGTTTTTATGCTTATAAAAGAATAAATCATTTTAAAGAAATATTGTCGCAATTTCAAGGCAAAGAGACTACTCAAATACCGCCAGATGTTATTGTAAATATTAAATTGCAAATGAAGAAGGAGAGAATCTCGTTAAATGATATTACAAATCAAAAAACTAAAGAGATATTAAAAAATCTAGGATATAACAAATATTATGAACATATACAGTTTATTAAAGAAAAATTAGGTATTAAGCCCCAGGTAATGTCAGCTGAATTAGAGGAAACACTGTGTAACCTTTTCATAGAATTACAAGCCCCATATTCAAAATATTGTCCAGATGATCGTGTTAATTTTCTAAATTACTATTATACCGCATATAAATTATGCGAACTTCTTGGCAAAACACAGTATCTTGAACATTTTCCTATGTTAAAAGACCGCGAAAAAAGGATTGAACAAGATACTATTTGGAAAAAAATATGCGCCGAATTAGATTGGGAGTTCATACCTACCATGTAATGAACACCATTTAATGAAACCTATGCTAAATAATATATTATATAAATTTACATAATATATTGTAATGTAGGTGATTAAAATCTAATGGGTGATTAAAATCTAATGGGCGATTGATTAAAATCTAATGGGCGATTGATTAAAATCCACCAGGGAATCTTACCAAATTGGCACCAATACCAAATCCGGCACCACTGCGTGTCGCAGTTCCCATACTTGGTACATAAGTATCTAATATGCTAAATGTGGCGGCAGCTGTTAGGGCAAGTAACACAATTTCTTCAATATTTAAGGAACGTTTAGGTATAGCAAAGGCGGCAATCGCTACCATTAAACCTTCGACTAGATACTTAATAACTCTTTTAAGCAATTCTCCAATGTTAATCAAACTGGTCATTATATTAAATAATAAGAAAATAATATTTTTTTTGATAAATATTAATTGCGATAAAAAACTTAAAATCAAATAATTAACTAAATAAAATGGCAACCAAAAAAAGTGAAACCCTAAATTTTGAGAGAAAGACGGTAAATGGCAAAAATAATCCTAAATATGTTGACTTGTTGGAGGAGGATAAACCTATTGCTGGACAAAAATTTGCGTGTGTTTCATTTGTTTCCCCTGAAAATATTTTAAAACAAAAAGAGATATATTTCTTTGAGCAATTTTTGAGACAATGGGATTTTAACAAATCTATGGAAAAATTTATACAGTTTCTAAATTTTGTATCATACAAGCATAACCTAGTGTTTGATGACATTTCTGCCGACTTTACGGATTTCGTAAAAGAAGAAAAGGAAAGTCTTTCTAAAACTAATTTACACGATGATTATAAAACATATGTTGATAATAATGATGAAAAATTAGAGAAGAACTTTAACATTGCTCATAATTTCCAAACGTGCACGCGAGGAATCAAAATTCGCGGGTCATATCCTTCAATAGAAGAGGCTGAGCTCCGTGCGAAAATGTTGCGCGAAATTGACCCTAATCACGACGTATTTGTCGGTCCAGTTGGCATGTGGATGCCCTGGGACCCCGAGGCTTATAAAACCGGTCGTGTAGAATATTTGGAAGAAGAACTTAACCAATTGATGAGCGAGAAACACAAGAACGAATCGAATGCCAAAAATGTATTTGACCAGCGTGTAAAAGAGTCCAAACAAAAAGCTATTAGTGAGAATATTAAGCAGGCTGAGAAATCGGGTAATGTTTTAACGCAGACGATTGATACAGCTGGTAACTTGATAGGCATAAATAATACTACCCAAGAATTGATGTTGAATCAAAAAGACGACATTTCTACCGCCGATATTTGTAATGAATTGTTCGAAGGAGAGAATATCGTTGTGAAGAAAAATAAATAAATAACAAGTTAAATAACACTATAATAATAATCATTTATTATATTTTTATTTTTTACACATCTACTCATTTTAGCAGTAGACATATTTTCGGCTTCTGCTGCTTTCGCAATTGTATCCCATGTTGCCAAAAGTGTGTTTGTTTCGTTTTCTCTCTTGTATACTTTCTTACCAGTTGATGAAATAAGCTTCGGTTTGAGGTCGGGTTGTTTTAAAGATAATCCATAATATCCCTCATTATTTCCTTCATCGGTCCATACAGTCGCTTTAAGCGCATAAGGGGATGAATTTAAATATTCTTTAATTTCTTTCATATCATTATCCGACAATTCTTTACCAACTGAAATCTTCCATTGTTGATATTCTCTCAATAACACCGAATTTAAAATCTTCCCAACATCCGAAAAAATACATACTTGAAATATAAACGTTTCAACTGTGGAATTTGATTGATGTTTTACATATTCTACGGGTTTTAATTTTATACCCAAGTAGCCATGATTACCTTGTATACGCTTTGGTTTGAATCTTGTATCCAAATAATTTTTTAATGCGTGAAATACTTCTTTTGTAGGTTTAACTTTACTCCATAAGCGATACCGTCCTTCTATATTGACCGATAGTTCTTCTACATCTGGACGAACAATACAAACACTATTTGCGAATTCATTAAATTTTTTATTAATTTCATCTTCTGGCAATAAAACATTTTGATATACAGAAATCTGGTCTTGCTTTATGGATGCAAGGATTTTGTGTAGGTTTTCTAGAGTTTCGTTCAAGCGATTTATTTCAACAACTTGTTTTTCTATTAAAATTTTATTATTGTTCAAGTAACTATCCTTCGTTTTTATTTGTTGGGTTAAATTTCTATTTTCATTTTCTAATTCCTCATTTTCTTTCATTATTCTATTAAAATTGTCTATGCTATATGTTTTTGAATGAATAATGTCCTTAATGTGTTTCGATAATTTTTCAATTGTAAAATTAGTTGCGTCGTATGCAATTATTTCAGTTTTATTTTTTCCATTAATTTCTATGCTTCGTATCTGTCTTTTAATTTTTGGATAATTTTTGATTAGATTTTCTATCTCTACTTTATTTTGAACTCTAAAAGCATTAACTAAAACGAAATTGGTGTATTTTTTACGATGGTCTAATATTCTAGTTGACAGGTCATTTGTATGCCCAAATTTGATGAGATGCTCGCCGGCTTCGGTTGTATTATCAATCGTTCCAAAATAAATACATTCGGTATTTACTGGGAATTGAACAATAATTGCTTGTTCCACTGCTTTTTGTTTGTCCTTCTTTGAGGTTTGTTTTATTTCCAAAATTGTAGTATCTTTTTCCAAAATAATAGTTTCTTTGTGTTCTAGTTGGAGTTTTAGCTCGTTTGTTTCTTCTTCTACAATTTCCTGTAACACTTCTTCCAATTTCATATAATATTCATGGATTTCGGATGCTTTTGTGGTCTGTGCTTTTAAACAGAGCGACTTGAAACATTTGATAGTAAGTAGTATAGTCTGTTTGTTATGACCGCCATGCTTAGCCGGGAAAGCTGTTTTTTCCTCTTCCATATGTGAAACATGGTTTTCTTCTTCCAAGCTTACTTTCCCGGCACGGAAAGCAAGATTTCTATAATCTATATCGAGTTTAAAATGTTTTTCTAGTAGGGCATAAGCTTTTACCTTTTGATTAAATCCTAACCATTTCCACACATTATCCAAGTCGACAACAAAGTCAATGCTTTTATCGTGGTTCAAGTAACAATAAAAGCTACTTACGAATAATTGTTGTTCAAATCCAGTAAAATTTTGTTGAATTTTGTTCAATAATTTACTGTTATAAGTATTTGACAGCTTTGTGATTGGGTTTTTTTCAATAAGTTCTACGATGTTTAACTCTTGCATCTTATTATATTATTTATAATAGGATTCTGTTTAAGTAGTTAAGTTGCTTTTATATATATGACCGAAATTTTTAAAAGCAAGATTTTACCATTTCGATTTTTTTACACTAATTTTGGCACCTCCTCCTCGTTTTTTAACTGCATTAGGGTCATATTTTTCATCTTCGTCGTCTGAATTGATGCTTTTTGACATTTCCCAGAACTCCTTAGAGCCTAATCTGAAGTCATTATGATTTTCTGCCTTGTACCAGAAGACTTGGTCCTGTAATTTGTTCGATTTTGAGTTATTATTTATGACCAAACACTCATAATTTTCAGTACATTGGTCCATGACCTGACAAAAGGACTCAAATGTGGGGAACATTCCAGCATAATTCTCGTATATTCTTTTGCGATTCGCGATATAATTATCTCTTAGTATAAAAACAAAATCAACATTAGTCCTTAACATGGGCGGAATGCCTAAAGGATATTGCATTGTGATGATTAGCATGATCTTCCAGTGTCTGCCGTTGAGAAATAAAAGTCGCATCATCTTATCACGTGTCCATGAACCGTCGAACAAACAATCATCTAATATAACAAATGCCCTCCCATCAATTGTAGAGCGTTTAAATGATTCCATTTCCTTTTTAATCTGCTTCAAAACGGTACGCTGTCGCTTCAATACATTCTCAATAATAGCAGTATTGTACTCATTGTGGATAAACAATTTGGGCACCATTTTTGTATAAAACCCGTTACCTTCTTCTGTGCCAGATATAACCGTTCCAATGGGTATATCTTGATGATAATAAAGTAAGTCTCGCACCAAAAAACTTTTACCAGTATCGCGTTTACCGATTAACACCACAACAGGACCTTTATTTTCATTTGGTTTAAAACTAATATTTTTCATGTCAAATTTTTTTAATTCTAATGTCATTAATAGTTATCTTTAAGAAATTAAATTTGATTTTTTAACTAAATGGGTTTACAACATTTTGTTTAGTGTAATTTTATTTAATTAATTAATATATTATAAGTTAAAAACACATTTAATTTATATATTATTTAGCTATGATGATTCAGACTAATTACCAAAAAAGGAAAAACCTCGAATTGTTCAAATGTTTTGAGAACCCATTAGGTCTGCATCTCTCACATGTACAAAATTATAATCCTATTTATAAACGATTTTTCAGCCTAAACGAAACAAATTATAATAATATTAATCTTGATAATAAATTGTATATAACCAGTGTTAGTTATAATGCAAATGACGCAGATGAACAATCATACAATTGTCGCTTAAAAAATATTATAAACAACAAATCAAAAGATTGTGACGTTTTTTTTAAAATGGCACCGCTATTAGACCCGTATAAATATTTAATAGGCAAGTATGATGTTACAAATCCTACTCTATTTAATTTGCCCAATGTTTCATCCACAGTCCATCCTAAGATTGCGAATCAGAATAATTCCGCATATGTTGACGGATTTTTCGTGTTTTTAACTAGCAAATTGTTGCACGACCAACATTTTATACATGGACTCGATTTTTATGGTTCGTTCTTAGCCATTAAAAATAATTTTAAACTAAATGTATTTGATGACATTGAACATCTAAATAATTCCGAGTTTTTTAATAAACATAAAAGTGTATTGTTTGATATTGATGACTATGAACATTTGTTTAAAAACTATAACCAGCAGATTCCTATAAACATAGACCATAATTCCACATTAAAATCACAAATGTCTATAAATTCAATATCAGATGATTTGTTTGACAATGTATTTGTAAATGGATCTTCACAATTGGAACCTAATAGTGAATTAATAGAAGTCACCCAAATTGATAAGGAAATAAACGATGACGTAGTTACCATAAAATCTAGTTCGACATGTTCTTCACGAATGTCTAATACTTCGGATGAAGATAATAATTCGGATTATGATGACGATGATAATGCTGCTATTATCCATGACGCGGAAGATGCCGACGAAGATGAAGATGAAGATGAAGATGACGATGCAGAAGATGACGTGGAAGATGACGATGAAGATGACGAGGAAGAAGAGACAATAGAATTGACTCTCAAACGTTTTCCGGTTAAAGTCATTTGTATGGAGTATTGTGAAAATACATTTGATGATTTAATATTAACAAACGAGTTGACGAATGATGAGTGGTATTCAGCATTGATGCAGGTTATCATGATTTTAATTACATATCAAAAGACGTTTTCATTCACGCATAATGACCTTCATACTAATAATGTAATGTATAACCATACAAAGCAGAAATACATATTTTATCGGTATAAAAAAATAACATACAAGGTTCCGACGTTTGGTAGATTGTTTAAAATAATTGATTTTGGAAGAAGCATTTACAAGTGTAATGATTTGTTGTTTTGCAGTGATAGTTTTCAAAACGGCGAAGATGCCGCAACACAATATAATACTGAACCCTTTTTTAATGAAAAGAAGCCACGATTAGACCCAAATTTTAGTTTTGATTTATGTCGGCTAGCATGTTCTATTTTTGACTATATAATAGACGATTTAGATGAAATTGCTGATATACACAAATGCGACCCAATTAAACGATTAATAACAGAATGGTGTCTCGATGATAAAGGTATAAATCTATTATATAAACAAAATGGTGATGATAGGTATCCCGATTTCAAACTGTATAAAATGATAGCTAGACATGCACACAAACACACACCACAAGCCCAATTGGACCGTCCTGAATTTAAGTCATTTTCGGCATTTAAAGGAGATGTACCAAAAGAAATAATAGATATTGACAGTATGCCAATTATGTATAAAATATAAGAAATTTTGGGTTGGTTTGTATAATAATTATATTTAGTATAAGTAATATAATTATGAATGCCAAATATGGGGTTATTATGACCCGTCATGTTACATCGGTTGAAACGAATCATTATTGGAATTATTCAATTAAATGCTTGCGGCGCATATATCCGAATATAAAAATTGTTATTATTGATGATAATAGCAATTATCAATTTGTGAAATCTTATCATCCATACCAAAATATTGAAATAATACAATCTGAATTTAAAGGGCGTGGAGAATTGCTACCCTATATTTATTATATTAGACAGCCTTTTTTCGAAAACGCATTAATTATTCATGATAGCGTATTTATTCATAGTCGAATTAATTTTGATAAACTAATTAATGAAAACGTAAAAGTGATACCCTTATGGTTCTTTTATCCCGATAAAGAAGACTTGGACAATCGTCTAAGAATTGCGCATAATTTGAAAAACGCCTATAGTATAATAAATCAACTAAATTTAAATGATAATGTACTTGGAATGCCTCACTTAAAATGGTATGGATGTTTTGGTGTTCAATGTTTTATTAATCGCGAATTTTTGTTACACATACAAAATAAATATAGTATTACAAATCTTATTGACGCGGTTCATACTCGGAAAGACCGGCAATGTTTGGAACGCATATTCGGCTGTTTATTTTTTGCCGAATATAAATTTTCAAATAAAAAAGCACTACTTGGTGATATAATGAAATATCAAAAATATGGATATTCTTATAAACAATATGTGAATGATATTACAAAAGGAAGACTACCCAAGACAATTGTAAAAGTCTGGACGGGGCGATAGACATTCATATTAGTTTATTATTATTATAAAATAATGTCGATTTTATTATATAATATAGCTCAAAATTCAGGATTGTCCATGAAAATCTGGGTAGGTTGCCCTACATTCCCCCCCGATTGAGTAAATGGTTTTATTTGTTCTAGTAAGTAATAACCAACCACAACACACACATATACTAAAAGAGTGTCTCTCAGCATTAATTTTAGTGGCTTGGGTTCATTATCCGAAAAACGCATTTCCACAAATTTTGCAATAAAAAATACAACTGAAATGACTCCTGCTAATAAAAAAATGTTATCCATCTAAATTAATTTATTATATTATATTGTTATTACGGTTTTTACGCATTTCACACATTTCACACATTTCACACATTTCACACATTTCACACATTTCACGCATTTCACGCATTATTCTAATACTTCAATATCATCAATTAATAAATCGGGAAGCAATTGTAATTTTGGTTCATCAATTACGTGAATATCCATAGCATCTAAATTTATAAAATCATCATAAATTTTAATCTTGTCCCCATCACTTTCTTCTGCTTCGTCAATCTTACGTTGTTTTGCGCGTAATTCGCTAATTTCTTCTAATCTTTCAAAGGTTTTGGGCGCATCAACCGACATGACTACATTATCGTGTCCCTTAATATAATCCATATCATCAAAACTTATTTGAGAATTAGATGGAACAACTGTAGGAGTCGTAGTAACTACTTGGCTGATGTTAGCTACTTCTGTATGAGGAATAGGAACCACTTTTTCTTCCACAATTTGTTCCTTTATTTCCTCCACTACATCTTCTTCAATTGTCTGTTCCATGTATTGTTTTAATATGGCTTCAACAGGAATACTTTCGCGAATTGTATTTAAAATACCCTCCTGAATTAATATTTCTAGTTCTCTATTGTGTTTTTGGATTTGTAGTGGCATTACATCAATTTCAAATAAATACACATTTTTATATATTTTACGGGCAACGTTGATATAAACCTTATGAATAAAATCATCTAGTTTGGGAATATTTATGTCAATCTTTTTTTGCTTTTGACCAACCCGCATAGCAGTTAGAATTTTCAGTTGAATTATGTGCACGCATGTAATAAGATCTTCTAAATACATGCATCCACTTTTATCACATATACGTTTTCTCTCTGTCTCTATTATTGTTGGATTCCACTTGGGTATTCGCGAAATAAAATTTTGAAACGTCATTAAATATTTATCCATTTCATCATTTGTTTTACATAAATTTATAGCTTCATCTAAAATAGATTTATAACCATCCACAATAAGTGGTGTTAATAATGTGATTAGTCTCGCGCACCATTCATTTTTCGATTCATGAAGGGAACCAATATTAAAATCGTCCATTGAAATATATAAGTTTAAAATATTACAACTTTAAACTTATATAACTTTACATTTATATATTCTTATATAACAGTTAACATTTTTGACACCGAATTGTGGTCTATAATATAAGAATTATTTAAAAACACAAAATTTAAAATAAACAAAATCAATAATTTCTCATTTCTAAATTCATGTTTTACTCTGTCAAATATTAACAACAATTTATATTTTTGAGTTATACTCATTATAGTTTCTATAAATTTAGCAGTTTCGCATAATTGTATCACATCTAACCCGCTGTACCCCTTTTCATACAGTTTTGTAGATAATGTTACTAGATCATCTAAATGAACAGTTGCATAGGTACACTTAGTTAATTCTTTTTTTAACCAATCAGACCGAAGCTTCGTCGCACCTGCTAAATCAAAATTAGTTGATAAATTATATTTATAAATATTGGTGGGATTACCATTAATAATGGGTAATGGAACATAAATCTCGCAAAAACGCGACAAAATAGGTTTTAACAATTTATATTTGTTTTCAACCACCATGAAAAATCGTGTATTGTGACTAAATAATTCTATACATCTACGTAACGCAGATTGCGCATCCATAGTCAATTTGTCAGCATTTAACAAAATTATGCTTTTAAATATATTTCCACCTTCTGAGTGTATATGAGTTTTTGCAAAAAATTTTAATTCATCTCTTACAAATTTAATGCCTTTCCCATGTGCGCAATTGATTGACATAACAAACGACTTTATTATTTTGCGGTTATTATTATAAATAGAATCAATAAAATCATTTACAATAGTTCTCTTTCCACCACCGGATGGTCCATGAAATATAATATTTGGTATTTTGTATATTGATTTAAAATACTGTAATCTTTCTTTTATATTTTCATGTATGTTTAACATAATTGTACTATTAACTATATTTTAGTTGGTGTTTTTATATAGTTATTATTACGCAACTAATTATAAATTGTATAGATTATACTTTATTATATTATTTAAACCGCCGTAGTCAAACTATGTGTATAAGGATTGCTTTTAAATGCACTTAAAATATCTGGCTGCATACGTTCGCAATTTACATTTTGATTATATTGTTGTGGAAAATTCATGTTTCCATATGTTCTTGTAGATGGTGGAATCGATGTTAATTTGGAAAAAACCGGATTCGTGCGTCCGTTAAATCGATCGCAATCATCTTTACACGCAACATTCATTTGTTGATTAAACATTTGGGTGCCCCCTTGATTTGACCTATTATTTATAGTGGCGGATTTAATATCATTATTGTGCTGTTTATAAGCAGCCGCATAACTCATATCGCCATATTGGGTAGCAGCACCTCCAGATGTTCCTATATAGTTCACACTCGTTGAATCACGTTGAGTTAAATCGGTCGGTGTATAATTATTTACATAAACTCCTTCTTTTTGACTATTAATATTGAAATTAGGGGAGTATAAAGTCGTTTCCTTAACAGTCGTTGACGTTGTATCATTTGGATTATTTACATAACCATGTGATACAGCTGTGCCAATATCACCATAAACGCGAACATTATTAATCGTTTCATCTTTACGGGTAGGTTTTAATAAATCCATAAATGGCGCAATAACAGCGCCGATGGCACCACCAAATCCGCTTCGCATGCTATCCGGCTGTAATTGGGTAGAACGATTATTCTCATAATTTGTATGACTTTTCATAAATAGGTTCTTATCATCAGATGGACCTCTACCCGCGGCGCTTGAATGATTTACGTCACATGTAGGTAGTCCTGTGCGTCGCGATTGTTCAAAATTTTTAGGCGCATACGAAGCTTGTAAATCTCCATTTCCAGCAGGACCCGAATAATCAGTTTCTACATCACTTCTCCTTAAAATCCCCATTTCCTGTATAGGTCTAAGAGTTTCTCCTTTTTCGGCACCAGTTGTAGTAAGCCACCTATCTTGTGAATTTATAAAATACGTATCAGGGCGCTGTTTTTCAACACGTCCTTGCGTTTGCGTGCTTGCTGCGTTTTTGATATACGAATTTGCCGGTCCTTCGTGATTAGTCAACTCGTATTCAAGCTTAGGATTGGTATCAACACGAAGCTGGTCTACCGTATAGGGAAGCCATTTATCACGAGCCTCCATCCCTGAATTAAAGCCACCAGTTCCTTCGGTTGTGTATCCTTGATTTAATCCAGGACCTACGCGAACCGTATCAAATGGTTTCACATTATTATTGCGCATGGCTGGATTTTGCCTCGAAAGATAAAATGCAGTATTATTAGGAGTTCCATGCGCCCAGGACACGTTATCTTCTGGTTTGAATAACGGAGCTTGTTCGATTTTTTTTATTACTTGCGAACCAGAACCAATCATATTATCTAATTGAGATTCTGCCATACTCGCGGAATAAGTATTTCCTTTCACTTTACCACCATTAAAAGGAACCATGTTATTATGTTTAAATTGTTTAGAATCCAAATAATCACCCGTCATTGAATAAATTTGTTGTGGATTATTGCCAACCGTAGCACCTTTTCGGACTTGATTTGCATAGACATTTTGATTAAAATACTTATCTGTTGCAACATTAGGGTTTGGATATTCCTGAATAGTATCTGCCAATTGTTCCAAATTTGTTACGGGGAAATTCTCAGGTGGAATATTTGTATTGGGTAAGTAATTATCAGTTCTTACGCCTAAATTGCTCCGTATCCCCATATTTGTAAAGTTTTCAGATTTGTTATTATTTTGTGATTTTCTTGAATGGTTCGTTGGATTATTAGATGATTGATTTGATATAACATACATTCCGCCTAATGCTAGTAAAGGTATCGCTAATTCCATAATATATATACATCATTATATTTTTTATTTATAACGTTTTGAAATAATAAACATTTTATAAGGTTTATTATTTACATAATTGTTTGTAGGGTTTGGATGGATTATTTTGTAATAAATGCGCAAGAATTAGACTCACTGCACGTGTTTGGTCCACCAACATAATTGCCTTTAATTAAATTAAATGATGATGGCAATTGGTCGTCTGTTGAATTAATTACATTATTCATAAAACAATCGCGTTTAGGGGTAAAATAGTCTTTTTCTAAAATTCGCGTACTTAAATTATTCTGAAAAGGCATGCACGTGTTTTCTTGTGGATTTAATGGCGGATAATACCAGTCTACTTGCTCTTTATCTCTAACCATCCATGCGGGCGCGATGGACCTCGATTCTTCCGTAAATAAGTTATTACAATTAGGATATTCAATTTTATCATTTGGAACATTATATGATTTATAGTTATCCTTTACTAAACAATCTCTACTGGCAAGTCTATTTACGCCCATTAAATCGCTTTCTAAATTAATAGTATTTGTTCGGAGATTTCCACCCCATTTTTGTATTCTAATATGTGGGTCCTCCATGTAACAAGGAATCGAACCATTTCCTGGCACATTTAATATCCACCTTCCTGGATCAGTTGCTTGTTGCTGTTGTTTTATTGTTCGGCATGGGTCATAATTAAATCGTGTAAAAGCCATATTATAACTATATATATATTATATTAAATACATTTATTAAATACATATTTAAATACTTACATATATTTATTAAATAAATGGTTGACATGACTATTACTGAAATAACCGTCCCCATGTGCACTGTGTGTTTAAATATGATTGTTAAAAATGAAAGCAAAATCATCTTACGTTTGTTCGATTCCGTTTTACCACTAATTGATACATATTGTATTTGTGACACTGGGTCAACTGACGACACGGTTAACATGATAAAAACATATTTTGATGAAAAAAATATACCGGGCAAAGTAGTATTTGAACCCTTTAAAAATTTTTGTTATAATCGTAATTTTGCACTTCAATCTGCGGTCGGAATGTCAGATTATTTGTTATTTATGGACGCAGATATGATATTGGAAATTAAACAATTCGATAAAAAAATATTGGGTAAAGCGGACACATATCATTTATTACAAGGTAATGATTCATTTTATTATCAAAATGTTCGAATTGTAAAAAACAACGGATTATATAGTTATGCTGGTGTTACACACGAGTATATTAATACACCTCCAAATAGTACATTAGCAAGTATTTCCAAAAACATGTTGTTTATAAGAGACATTGGGGATGGAGGTGCGAAATCAGATAAATTTGATAGAGATATTCGTCTGCTTACAGAAGGCATTAAAGATGAACCATCTAATGTACGATATTATTTTTATTTGGCAAACAGTTACTATGACCATGGCGATCATGACCTAGCAATTGATATCTATAAAAAACGCATAGAAATGGGTGGATGGAATCAAGAGGTATGGTATAGTTATTATAGAATTGGATTGTGTCATAAGCATAAGGGTAATATGTCCGCTGCTATTTATTCATGGATGAATGGATATGACTACTTGCCAGAGAGATTAGAAGGACTGTATGAAATTATAAATCATTATCGTAATATTTCTAAACATAAGTTATGTTATAAATTCTATCAATTCGCACTAGATGTTTTAAAGAAAAATGATAATATAGATGGATATTTGTTTTTGCACAAAGATGTATATTCCTTTCAGATACTTTATGAATTTAGTATTATAGCATTATATGTAGGTATTAAAAACATTAACAATGAAGTTGTTTCTATATTTAATAATTGCCCGCATAACCATGTTCTTAACAATTTATTTAGTAATATGAAGTTTTATAAGGATATTTTGACGCCTATTAAAACTATAAATCTAGACAGTAAAATAAACATTAATGTTAATAACGTAAACACGGACTTCTTATCAAGTTCATCCTGTTTAATCAAGAATCCTAACCAACCTGGATATATCATGAATGCACGATATGTAAATTACTATATTACGCCTGGGGGTAGTTATTTAAATTGTGATAAACATATTATTACAGTAAATAAGTATGTTGAATTGGACCCACAATTGAATGTTATTTCGGAAAAACTATTTGACAACGTTTTTAATCATAGACGATATATTGGTGTAGAAGATATCAAAATATTTTATGACCAACACATCAAAAAAATGTTATTCATTGGTACAGGATTTCACACAAATAATAATATTGGTATTGTTTGCGGCGATTATGATAATAAACAGGATGTTTTAGTAGCAAATGAAGCGACAAGTGGTTTTTCAAAGGAAAGTTGCGAGAAAAATTGGGTCTATGTAAATTATAAAAACGAAACCCACATTGTGTATAAATGGAACCCATTACAGATTTGCAAAATGGATGAAAATAGCAAACAAATACATATTGTAGAAACCAACGAGTTGCCCAAAATATTTTCTCATGCACGCGGGTCCTCTTGCGGATTCAGTTATAAGAATGAATTTTGGTTCTTGGTCCATTTAGTTTCTTATGAGAATCCTAGACACTATTATCACGTAATGGTTGTTTTCGATGAAAATATGAAGTTACAGCGTTATTCGGCACCCTTTAAGTTTGAAGGCGAGTCAATTGAATATTCATTAAGTATAGTTGTGGAAGACGAGAGAGTCCTCGTAAATTACAGTACTTGGGACCGAACGACGCGTATTGGCGTTTATGATAAAAAATACATAGATTCCATTCTAAAATACAATTAATTTGTCTGTGCCAATTTATTAACAGCTAAAAACATGGTTTTACACCCACCGATAGACACCATGTCCTAATTTAAACTTTTAGAAATCATAATAATCGATGACATAGAAACAAAATAATATGTTCTATATCAATATTTCACAAATTCAATAATTCCATAGTCTCAACTCATTATATATTGTGTGCTAGTGTCATAATATATAATTTTTACAATTGCTAATAATTATCAAGAATACTATCATTATGGTTACACTGATAACAATCAAACAGCTCTTTATTTTCTTGATATATTAAGTACCAAATATTTACTTCCCACATAAGGGTTTGTTTTTCAGCAATAATTTGTAAACAGATGGATTTCATTTTTTCAGCAAAAATTAATAATTTGGATTTGTCCCCCCCGAAAACACTGCCCGCAAAATACCACATAACATCTTTGTAAGCATTGTTGTTATAATTTCTATTTAAATTCCATATGGTTCCTATTCTTACATTTGTGTGTTGCTTGTTTTGCAAATTTAATAAATATTGATTAAAATTGACGTCAGATGTAATTAAATGCCGTATGCCATAATCAACCCATATAAATTGATTCGTATTAAAACAATTCATTTCTATGGCAAGTTTCATCCATTCAGTTTTATTACACTGTACAAACATATAGTCTGGAGTATCCTTGAAAGGATTTGTTGTATTTATATCAAATTTTGATAAGCATGTATCATTTATATATGGATACAAATAACTGTCCGTTGCGTTATACAATATTAACCTAGTGTATTCATTCTCATACGTCTTAATCTTGTCATACATTAATTTGTCAGCAAATATAATTTTTGGAACATTCAAGTTTAATAGTTTAATGCCTAATTCTAAATATTTGTCAAAACTACGATTACCATTAAGTATACTTAAAAATCCAGATACTATTGTTGTCATAATTAAAATATATATATGTTAGCTTTAATATTATGTTTTAGCATTACATTTAACATAATAATAATAATATTAATAATAATATTAATAATATTAAATATAAAGACAGTAATCAATTATTATATATTATTATGCATTTTGCGGAAAATGCTTGTATAGACAGCGTATATATATCATTTGATAATATTGGTGGTAGGTTTGGAAACCAATTGTTTCGGTATGTAACATGTAAAATGTTTACTGTTATATCAGGTCACAAATATATTCCACGTGAAGATTTTCCAGCAGACAATTATGTAATTGTAAATGATGAAAATATAACAGATATATTAAATAATACACAACTGTATGCGACAAAACACCTTTTATGTCAAGGTTTTTTTCAAAAAAGCTGCTTATTTGTGAATTGTCGCAAACAAATTATGAACTTAATATGTTCAGTTGATAATGATGATTTTTGGTTGTATAAAGATGAATATAAATCAACGAATGATAGAATGTATATTAAAGATTATATTATAAATAATCACCACAGTGTTTCTTTACAACCTAATGATATTGTAGTTTCTTTACGTCTAGATGACTTTATCCAATATCCATGCAAAACAAGTGATATTATTCCTCCACAATATTACCTAGACATATTAACAAGTATGAATATAACTGACGAAAAATTGTATATAGTATGTGATAAAATTAAACGCGATTGGGAAAATAAATATATAGAACATTTTAAACAGTGGAATCCTATTTTAATTCAGGGAACATTGAAACATGATATTGCTCTTATGAGAGATTGTAATACATTAATACATTCTAATAGTACCCTATGTTGGATTATTAGTTTTCTTTCTAACAAAAACGCACGTTTTATTCCTAATACACATTTTTATGCTAGTCAATCTTTATTACAAATTTCACAAATAGACAAATTATCTGATGTGTCTCCATTATATCATAATGAAGTACATAACTTAAATATTAATAATACGCGGGTTATACCTCTATCGTTTTGTGTTCCAGACGAATGTTGCGTTAGTGAAATTCCACAAAAAGAAACATTATTAGCATCTATAATACCAGGTAATGCGGCTACATATATTTATAAACAACACCAAGAAAAGGAATATAATGAAATGTATCAAAAATCCCGATTCGCCATTACTAATATGAAAGGTGGGTGGGATTGTCTGCGGCATTATGAAATATTGATGAATGGGTGTATTCCGCTATTTAAAAATTTAAAGGATTGTCCAAAATTTACACTGTCATCATATCCCAAGGAATTCAATGATGAAGCTTATCAATTGTATGATTCGTGGATAGAAAATGATGAATGTATTGAAAAATATAATACACTATGTAGAAAATATTTGGAACATACTCGCGCACATTGTACTGCATCTGCCACAGCTATGCACTTTTTGAAAAATATGCAAAATGGAACAAAAGCAAAAAATATATTAATGATTACGGGAGATTATCATATTAATTATAGTAGAGAATCATTTTGGATAGGTTTAAAACGATATGTAGCGTCGATTGGTGGTGTTGCTGTGGAATATACATCCTTACCGTTTTTATATGATGATTTTGACGACACGTGCGACAATCCATATTATGGGCTTACATTTTTCACTTTACCCAAACGGTTATCAAAGGATGCTAATTATAACATGAGTGAAATCGAAATTAAAGAGAAAATAACAAACAAATTCTGGGATATAATTATTTATGGAAAAGTAGGTCCAGATGAACGTTCTAATTTACCATTATATGATACTGTCCAAAAATATTACAATACAAATCAAATTGCGTTTATATTTGGCGGCGATGAAGTATTTGACTTGACCGTTACAGACCCCAGTAAATATCATGTAAACATGTTTAATAGAAATATATATTATTACCCATATAGTGATTATTTGAACAAGTATAAACATATGGGCACATGTTTCGTAAGAGAATTAAATAAATAATACAGTCATAACAGGTTATATATATCAATTATTATAACCAACCACATTACATAATTTCTGAATTCCAAAATTATATATTGTCATGGTCGCATATCCATTCGTTAAATCCTTCGCCAAGTGTAACCCTGGTGCGCCTAAGTTGGTATTTACATTGGTAATAGTATGAGATATCATACATGGTGCTCCAACAGTGCCGTTTGTACCATCGACCATAATAATCGCTTGATATCCGCTTGGAAATATCCCAAAATTAATAGCATCTATTGTGTCTCCCGCGTTTGGTAGCGTGACTGAATAATACCCAATTGGATTATATTGATTAGGAATAGTAAGTGTGTTTGAAGTATATGTTACACCATCTACTAGGGGGGATTTTATTTTCTGCGACAATTCCTGAATTGATTTTACCATTACAGGTAACAATGTACCATATGATGCTTTTAATTTTTCAGGATTTGAGTCATATACCAAATTGGGTATTTTCATGCCAGTATCTTGTTGAACCTTCTGTAAATCCTGCGCAATAAATCCTATTTCAGGAATATCTACTTTCCCTCCATCACGCATATTCCAATTAAATCTTACTGGTTTTAATTGTTCAATAAATTCTAAGCTTGATTCCAAATTTTCAACATCTTTTTTGTCTCTCAGGTCACTTAATCCTGTTATAGTTTGTACGTGGCATTGTATTGCGGAAATATTAACATTTCCTAAGACTATATTGTTGGAAGCATCACAAATCGCACCATTACCGATTGCTGTGCAATTCATTAAATCATTACCGGATACATCCGCGCCATAACCGATTGCTGTATTATAACTACCAGTTGTATTATTTTGAAGTGAATTAAAACCGCTTGATGTATTATAACTACCAGTTGTATTACCTATAAGTGACTGCAAACCGCTTGCTGTATTATAATCACCAGTTGTATTTGCGTTAAGTGAACTTTGCCCGAGTGCTGTATTATAACTACCGGTTGTATTTGCTGAGAGTGTCCCTGCTCCGATTGATGTATTATAACTACCAGTTGTATTACCTATAAGTGACTGCAAACCGCTTGCTGTATTATTACTACCAATTGTATTTGAATAAAGTGAATAATAACCACTTGCTGTATTAGAAGCACCAGTTGTATTATAAAAAAGTGTCTGAAAACCGTTTGCTGTATTTTTACTACCAGTTGTAGTGGAATAAAGTGAAGATTGACCATATGCTGTATTATTATTGCCAGATGTATTTGTATAAAGTGACTGAAACCCGCTTGCTGTATTTGACTCACCAGATGTATTGGAATAAAGTGACAGATAACCACTTGCTGTATTATTATTGCCATATGTATTGGAATAAAGTGACAGATAACCACTTGCTGTATTTTGACTACCAGTTGTATTGGAATAAAGTGCCATAACACCACTTGCTGTATTATTACTACCAGTTGTATTTGTATAAAGTGCCATAACACCACTTGCTGTATTATTACTACCAGTTGTATTTGTATAAAGTGCCTGATAACCACTTGCTGTATTACTACTACCAGTTTTATTAGCTGTAAGTGAACTTGACCCGATTGCTGTATTATTACTACCAGTTGTATTATTAAGAAGTGAGTTTGACCCGATTGCTGTATTTTGATTACCCGTTGTATTAGCAGGAAGTACAGCCACACCGATTGCTGTGTTTGACCCAATACTACCAGCACCTTTACCTACTGTTAATCCACTAATAGTAGAATCTGATGATGTATTTAATGAACCTGTTATATCAAGATTTGTTGAAGGAGTTGAGTTATTTATACCAACAAAACCTTGATAAAATATGCCGGTTGTTCCGTATAGTTG